GGATACAGCTTTATCAGATGGAACTAAATCATTTGTAGCTGGAAGAACTTCATTCTCAGGAACAATCGAAATGCACTTTGACGAAACTGATACTCAACAAGAAACTTTATTAGCTGGTGCTTCAATATCTTTTGTATTATTACCAGAAGGTAATACTGCTGGAGATGCAAGTTATTCAGGAACTGGTATTGTAACTGGTATGAGTATTAACAACTCAATGGATGCTATTGTTTCTAGAACTGTAACATTTCAAGGAACTGGAACTCTAACTATCGGAACTGTATAATCTAATTTATGTCAGTTATTGATCGAGTTAAATCTCATTTTGAAACTCTTAAAACTATTACTATTGAAGTTGAAGAGTGGAAAGATGAGCATGGTAATCCTAGTGTCTTTTATTCAGAACCACTAACACTTGAAGAAAAAAATATAATTTTTAAGAAATCTAACAATTTTCAAGATTTAACTATTCTTGTGGATTTGCTTATAATGAAATTGCAAATTAAAAATGAAAAAGGCGAAATGATAAAAGCTTTTAATCCTGAAGATAAATTTGCATTAAGAAAGAAAGCAGATTCAAATATTATATCTGAAATTGCTAATAAAATCCTTTTAGATACTAATTACGAGGACGCAGAAAAAAAGTAGAAAGCGACCCTGATGTAAGGTCGCTATTAGTTATAGCAGAACGATTACATCTCACTATCCAAGAAGTTCTTGATATGCCTGTTAGCCATTATAATTTATGGTTAGCTTACTTGAAAAAAGAACAAGAACAGTATAAAACAAAACAATCATTAACTGATGCAAGGAATTTAAAATAATGGCAAATCAAAGACTTAATATAGATATTGTAGCAAAGGATAAATCCAAACAGGCTCTAAATAGTGTTCAAGGTGCTTTATCTAAATTAAGAGGTGCTGTATTTAATTTACAAAATGCTTTTATTGGTCTTGGTGCTGGATTGGTTGCTAGAAATTTAGTTAATACAGGAAAAGAATTAGAAAATTTAAGAGTAAGATTAAAATTTTTACTTAAAGATACTAACGAAGGAGCAAAAGCATTTGATAACATGGTTACCTTTGCTTCTAAAGTTCCATTTTCTCTTGAAGAAATACAATCTGGTTCAGGTATATTAGCAACAGTAACGGATAATGCTAATGATCTCCAAAAAATGTTGGAGATTACAGGTAATGTTGCGGCAGTTACAGGTTTAGATTTTAGAACAACAGCAGAACAAATACAAAGATCATTTAGTGCTGGCATAGGTGCGGCAGATTTATTTAGAGAAAAAGGTGTTAGAAATATGCTTGGTTTTAAAGCTGGTGCAAATGTTTCTATTGAAGATACAGTAATGGCATTTGAAAAAGTATTTGGTAAAGGTGGAAGATTTGGAAAAGCGACAGATGAATTAGCACAAACTTTTACTGGAACTTTATCAATGATTGGAGATAAAATATTTAGCTTTAAAAAAACTATTTTAGAAGCTGGATTATTTGAAAGTCTTAAAAAAGAATTTGGTGCATTAGATAAATTTTTAGAAGAAAATTCAAAACAAATAGATCGTATAGCAGAAGATATTGGTATTGCATTAGGCTTTGCAATTAAAAAGGTTGCTGATTTTGTAATTATTTTAAAAGACAATATGGATAAATTTGCAGTTATCATAAAAGGTTTAATTGCTATTAAAGTTGTTTCATTATTTATGTCTTTAGGAAAAGCAATTATGTTTTCAGCGAAACAAATGGCAAAATTTTCTGTTGCAAGTTTAATGAGTGTAAAAGGAATTAAAAGTCTTGTTGTCCTTGTTGCAAAAGGTGGAGCTTTATATGGTGCTTTCAAAGGTATTGATAAATTATTTGAAGAAACAGCAGAAAGTTTTAATGAATTTGCAGATGGAGTTAGAAATAGTTTGCCTGATACAAGAGATTTATACAAAACAATGGTTCAAACAAAAAAAGCAATTTTTGATATAGCAGAAGCAGAAGAATCTATTGCACAAGCTAAAGAAAAACAATTAAACTTACAAAATTTTCTTTTAGAACAAGCTAATAAGAAAAAAACAAGATTTCACGAGCTAGAAACTGAAGGTGTAAAAAAATTTCAAGAAATGAACATTACCCTTAAACAAATGAATGAAAATTCTTTAAAAAATCTTCAGGAAAAATTTACAAATATTTCAACTTCAATAAAAGAGGGTCTTAATGCTGGTATATCAGGATTCTCAAATGCTTTAGCAAGAGCAATTATTCTTGGAGAAGATTTAGGTAAAGCATTTAAAAACATGATAGCAAATGCACTTGTTAATACATTGGCAATTTTAATAGAAATAATTATTAGAATGGGAATACAAAAAATATTAGGTATTGATTTAGAAAATCAAGAAAAAAAGACTTTAGATATTATGAAAAGTAAAACATCTGAATTAAAAAAACAACTTGCATTACAAAGTGCTATTTCAGTTGTAACTGGTGGTATTAGTGGATTCTTTGGTGGTTTATTTAGAGCAAGTGGTGGTTCAGTACAAAAAGGAAAACCATATGTAGTTGGAGAGCAAGGTGCAGAATTATTTATTCCAAACCAATCTGGTCAAATAACACAATCAGCTAGAGGTACAGATACAGGAACTACAAATATTAATTTTACTATTAATGCATTAGATGTAAAAGGAGTTGAAGAATTACTATTAGATAATAGATCAACTATTGTAAATGTAATAAATGGAGCATTAAACGATCAAGGTAAAGAAGCATTGGTCTAATATGAAAAAATTTTTGATAACTCATTGGGTTACTGCTGATTTTATTGCACAAAAGGTAGTAGATGAAAGTCAAATAGATGCTACAAAAAACGACTTAAAAACTAATACAGTTCCTGATGGAACTTTTAGTATTGTTATGTTAAAAGGAACAGAAAAAAAATTAAGAACAACTTATGAAGAATATAATGAAACATTAAATGAAAATAATAAAGAATAAAAGGCATTAATTATGAGTGGCACATACCCTACATCTCCTGTATTTTCTTCATTAGGTTTTACTAGCCAACAAGCCACTAAAATTACAACAACAGATAGTGGTAAGGTTTTTGCTACACAAATAGATGGTCAAAGATTTAAATTTTCAGCATCTTATCCACCAATGAGAAGAACTGTTTTCTCTCCGGTTATTGCTTTTATAATGAAACAAAGATCAAGAAAAGAAACATTTCAAATTACTTTGCCTGACCTTAGTGATGCAAAAGGAGATGTATCAGGAATTGTAAGCACAAGAGCAAGTGCAAATGCTGGTGCTACTTCTGTTGATATACAGAACATAACAGGAACAATTAAAGCTGGAGATTTTATTAAATTTAATACTCATTCAAAAGTTTATATGGTTGTTGAAGATGCAACTGGAGATGTTAGTAATGAAGCAACTTTGACTATAGAACCACCATTAAGATCAAATGTAGCCTCTGATGTAACTATATTATATGATAATGTTCCATTTACTGTACGACTTGCAAATGATGTTCAAGAATTTTCAACAAGTCAAAAAGATATTTATAGATTTGAAGTAGATTTTATAGAGGCTTTATAATGCCCAGAGGTTTATCTACAATACTCCAAACAGAAATTGCAAAGCAATCAATTAAACCTATTGCTTTAGTTCAAATTAAATTTCCAACTACACAAAGATTTACAAATCACTATAAAGATATTGAAGTATCTGAAATATGGGACGATGCTTTAGGCTTATGGGACGATAGAGCTGGTAATTGGGACGAAGGTATAACTTATCTTGCGAGTTCTCATTTATTAAGAATATCTGCAAAGTCAGAAAGTTCTACATTAAATGTAAATTCTTTTAATATAGAATTATCAGCAGTAGAAAGTACATTTACATCAATATTACTTAATAACAATGTTTCTAATGATGAAGTTGCAATAGATGTAGGTTTTATAAATGATAGCGAACAATTAATAGATGTATTTAATTATGCAAAAGGATTTATTGATAATTTTAGTATAGATACTAATAGTGGAATTATAAATATAAATTGCACTTCTCATTTTGGAGATTTTAGCAGAGTTACAGGCAGAAAAACAAATGAAGGTAGTCATGGTAGATTTTTTGAAAATGATACTAAAAGTTTTGAATTTTCTGCACAAACAATTAGAGATTTAAAATGGGGTAGAGAATAATGGGTTTTTTTAGTAGTATATTTAAAGCTATAACAAGTATTGTTACTGATGTTATTAGTTGGATAATTCCTGTTCCTGATATTCCTGATATTGGTCAGAATGAATTTGAAAAAGGAATTTTAGTTAATAAAGAATCTAATAACGCATCTATTCCTGTAGTTTATGGAACAAGATTACTAGGTGGAACTAGAGTATTTATAGAAGTTGAGGGAAACACCAATCAATATTTATATATTTGTTTAGTATTATGCGAGGGAGAAATTAATAATATTTTAAAAGTTAAAGTTGATGATAGTGATGTAACCTTTGATGCAGATTTTCAACATGGTGTAACTGTAACTTCTAATGATGAAAGATTTGGAACAAATATAAAAGTACAACCATTCTTTGGTAAAGAAGATCAAGTACAATCCACATTATTAAATGAAGATAATAATTGGAATGATAATGCAAATAGAAAATTAAAAGGCATTTGTTATCTTGCTATACGTTTA